CGCACATAATCACGCCCACCATCAATAAATGTGGATCCATCAGTTGATGTGCGATAGTCATGACGATAGCGACTATAGATAATCTCTCCATCATTTGCAATCACACCGTTGATGATACCTTCGACAGCACTTGCACCACTTGTGATATAGGTAGTGCCGTGCTGGATAATCAGTGCGAAGTATTTTGAATAGCCTTCCACTGGCGGCACTTCCTGGTAATACACATCACCGCAGTCATCACCATGCCAACCACCATCACGCACTCGTAGGCAAAGTTGCCCAACCCACTTGGCCTTGTATTTCTCTTCAACCTTTTCAATGTTGAACTTTGCTTCACTGCGGCCAGTATTTACAATAATCTTTTTCATTTCATTGCCCTTATGCGATTGATTACTTCATTAGCTTCGGCAAGACTGCCAGCATCGATATCTTTTTCAAGTGATTGTTCTTCAGGATCGGTCCAAGTTGAACACGGTGAGGACATCATCCGTTGTGACCAACTGATGGTGTATAGATTATTTTCTTCTTTATCTTTCATAACGTTCTCCTTTGTGCTATTATAGCACTTCCAAAACTTTTAAGCTATTGGCTGTGTACCAAAGTCCGCCCTGACTTTCTGGGCGAATGTGCTTTGTACAACCTTTAACTTCCACCTTACACCAAACTCGACCCTTCTTTGACAGGTGTGGAGCAAGTGGCTCAGCGCAGCAATGCCACCCTGGTCGAACCTTATACCCGTTGGTCGGATGGTTCTCTGCCATATACTTCCTTCCAATCTCCACACGCAGGCGAGCATTGATAAAGAGCGGCCCCAGCGACCCATCCTTCCGTTGTTTGAATAACTTATAGGCTATCATGTTCCAATGGGTGGTTGCACCACAATACCTTTGTTTAGATATTCACAATACTCGAATGCTCTACGCTGTTGTGTTTTATCATTGTGGCGCTTCAGCCTTCCATCCATCTGGAAGTGTGTGGCCCTTGTATAAACTTTGAATGTCATACCAACTCCTTTAATTTTAACTTTAGATAAATACATTATGCAACAATATACAGGTTTTGTCTATCTCTGGTTTGACTCAGAAAAGAAAATGTTCTACCTTGGATCACACGCAGGGACCATAGAGGACGGATACATTGGTTCGGGTATAAGATTTATGCGGGCATATAACATACGGCCAAATTCATTCAAACGAAGAATTATAGAATATACTTTCGGGGATTATAAAAGCCTCTTAGCAAGAGAACAGGCATGGCTTAATCTTATTAAAGATGAAGAACTGCATGTCAGGTATTACAATCAAAAGAAATGGGCCACCGGTGGATCAGTTAAGGGCAGGAAACAACCTAAGACAGAAGAACATAAACAAAAGTTAAGGAAACCGAGAAAAGACACATCAAAATTTCATGCACCTAAAACCAAAGAGCATAGGAGAAAAATTTCGGAAGGACTCAAGAATGCCGATTTGTCTCATCGATCGGGCCCCATGCTTGGAAAAATTCATACTGAAAGATCTAAGCATCTAATGTCAATATCAACTAAAGATAGACCTAAATGTTGTTGTATATTTTGCAGGCAAGAAGTCTTAATCAATCACCTAATACAATATCATAGAGAATCGGGATGTGGTTCGATTGATATATCGGTTGATCGAAAACCTATGTTAAAATTTTCAGTAGAAGGAAAATTAAATGTTTCAATCAGTAAGATGAGTTTTAGATTAAAGACGCCACTAGGTGATTTTCGTTCATACAAAGATTTCGAAATTGCTACAGGAATACCAGCTCAGAAGATTAAAAACATATTCATAAATCTTAAGAGAAAACCGACAGATGATAAATTAAAATTATTTAATTTAGAAAATCTAAAAAGATCTTCATGGGAAGAATTGGGATTTGAAAAACTTCCTTTAGACTAAAGTTTTCAACACAAGATACATCCTATGATATTTTTCCAGTCTTGCCACATCCTTTGCACTGACACCCTTGAGTCTGCGGATATCGCTATTGTGGCGCAAGTCAGCAAGCTTCACGTGGATAGCATCCGGGTTGGCCATAATGCGTGCCATATATTCATCATTGGTTTCACCCGGCACCTTTGTCATAGCACGGATGCCTTCGATGATACGCTCGTTGAATCCCATCTCGCGGAGATCGTGATAGGTTACGTCGGTATCTTCAACCAGGTCGTGTCCCAATGCGATGCATTGACGATCCTCGTCTGAGCTGCGAAGATAGTGCATCACCTTTAGGCAGTGGAGGGTATACGGAACGCCACCACGATCAAACTTACCATCAAATTTGGTAGCGACGAGCACCAGCATCTTGTTTAGTGATTCACCTTTTTTCATAGTAATAGCCTTTATAACTAAATAATACTATGTTATCGCACATTAGTCAACAGGAATATACCGGGTTTATTTATTTATGGTTTGATAGAAAACGCCGTATGTTCTATCTTGGTTCCCATAAAGGTAGGGTTGATGATGGATATACGGGATCTGGAAGAAGGTTTACTGCTCACTACAAGAGTCGACCCTCCGACTTTAAGAGACGAATTATTGAATATGTAAATGGTAGTGTTTTACATATTTGGGAAAGAGAACAGGCCTGGCTTGGTTTAATCAGACCCGAAGAGTTGAATGTTAGATACTTTAATCAGAAATTAAACTCAAAGGGCGGTGCAGGTCCACGATCAGAAATCACCAAAGAGAAGATAAGAAAATCTTCTACTGGAAAATCAAAGTGGAACACAGAGCAAAAAAAGCAGATATCCGACAGACAAATCGGAGTGTCTAAAAACAATGGTGCTGCATGTTCGAGAGCAAAGAAAGGTAAGAAAACCGGACCAGTATCTCAGGAACGAAAAGCTCTTATCTCTAAAGGAAAATATCAACCTATGTCATGTGATGGAATCATATTTGAATCAGGACAACATGCTGCTAAACACTTTGGTGTATGTGTTTCGTGTGTCTCTGCCAGAATAAGAAATAATAACTTTCCCGAATGGTTTAAGATTTCTTAGTGATTCACCGCGCTTCATAAGAATCTCCTATGTGCTTATTGTAGCAGCATAGGAGATTCGGGTCAACCGGTGATTGGTTTAACCAATCGTAATCAAGCCTTGCGCTTCTTTGATTGCTTTGTTGCGATAATACTTACGGCGTGCAGTAGCACGAACCGTATCGAGGTTGGAATGGTAATATTCCCTGCTCTGTGCGGCCTTGATAGCGTTATAGAACGTCTTGCCAAGTGCTTTCTTTTCCCGAGCACGGGTGGCAGCAGCAGCCAACATTTTGGCAGTGATTGGGCGAATTTCGCCAGTGCGTGGACGACCTGCGGGATAACCAGTGGGTGTATAGGACATAGTGTCTTTCTGTGTAGTTAAGCGTTTATTATACAAGATTAAATCAGTTTAGTCAAAAGGTGTTTGACTTAAAAGGATAAGGACCGTAGTCCCTATGTCTCTGTGTGCATTGGCCTGCTTAGGCAGCAACGTCAGCAGCAACCGGCGTTTCCACGGTCGCAACAGCGTCAGCAGCCGGTGCTTCAGGGACCACTTCCTTTGCCTTGTTATGCGAACCAGCGGGGCGGCCGCGTTTTCCAGTGCCAGCAACCTTGACAGCTTTCGGGTCACGGCCGAGCGTAACGGTGCCAGCAGCTTCAGCATCCTTCTTGGCTGCATTGTACATCGTTGCAGCAGATGCAGTGGACACGCCCAGATCGGTTTGGATACCAGTCAAGACAGCGGCCCGAAATTCTTTATTCGAAGCGAACAGGCCTTGGGTGCGTTCAACCATCTTGGCTTGGAAAATTGCAAGAGCAAGACTCTTCTTGCTCGGGGACTTCGGTGTCGCAACAGCGGCAACTTCAGTGGTTTCGGTAACAGTGGTAGCAGTAGCTTGGTTCATAAAATACTCCATTTGTGTGTAGTGTGTAAACAAGTCGGAAGAACTATTTCCTCCGTCTTGCCGCTATTGTAAGCTAATTAGTGAATGAAGTCAACCATTCAGCTAATTACGATAAAGTCTGTATCATCAGTGGAGCGGACCCACCGCGAAGCTTTGTCATTCTGATCTCGACCAATTGGCGCAACAAAGAGCCAGGGGCCGTGTTTACCGGGCGCAAAGAGCACAACGTCAGTTTCAGCCAATACTGTCCACTGCGTTCCGTGCTCGCGCACCCTGTTCTTTCCCTTTTGAGAAAGACCTTTGAGTTGTATTGTCTTACCGAGTAGAGACATTTTTATCCTTGATCGAAAGTGCCAAGATCATACCACTCAATACAAATATCATTTGGGCAGCATTCAGTCGACCTGTCAAACTCTGGGTGCCGCCGCCTTCGGATAGTTGTTCTTCCAACTGATAACCAGTTGCATTCTTATCTATATTCAGATGTCCAATGTTGAACCGGGTTGGCTCACCCACTTTGGATGCAAACATCTGTGTAGGACGACCCAGAGTTTCATTTATCTGGTAGACAGCATTATTCAATGCTTGCTTCTTGGTTGTCACGCTGCCACCTTATCTTCCACTACGTCATTAGCGACATCTTCATCATCCAGCCCGTCAACCAATGCATCGATATCAAGACCTTCAGCAATCTTGCCCTTGCGATTGCCATTCACAGTTGAAACAGATACGGGACGATAAGGCCAAAGCGCACAACGACCTTCGCTGGTGCAGGCTTCTACCTGTTCACGCCAGGTGCCAGGTGCCTTTTGGTCGTAGATACAACCCTTACAGTAATCATTGATTGCTTTAGTGCGGCTCATTTGTAACTCCTTGTTGCGATGTATGTATTAT